GTGCGGCTGTATGCCCAGTGGAGCAGGGTGTTGTCGCGCGCAGTGTTGCGATGACCGCTCCACAGCCCGCTCGTGTGCCGTCCGGCGACTTCTGCGGGTCCCGTGACATAACTCTGATACCGGCTCCGAGCAAGAAGGAGTGAGACCTGGGCCTTTTGCAGCCCGCCCCTGCTCGAGGATGCGGCACTGCGCGCGGCATAGGCAGCTGCCATGGCGATGTCAACCAGGGCTAGTTCCGCTGTGCTGTGCTCTTTGTTGAAATCGGTGTAGTCGAGCGACAGCCAGCTGTGCCGGCCGTTTGAGAGGCCACCATAGCCCGCGGCGTGCCATTCAGCGATATCTTGGGGGCGCTGGCTGGGCCGCATGGGGCCTAGGTTCATGGCTTTCTCGACTCCGACAGAGGCGTAACTGGCATACCATGCAGAGATGTCGTCCTGGGCATATAGTGCACGTTGCTTCTTGCCTGGCTCATGCTTGGTGCTAGCGCGCGCAAAAGATATCGGCCAAGGAGACAGCCAGCTCTTTACCGCACCTTCAGTGACAGCCTGCCACACAGCCTTCTTGTTCGGGCGGGGGGCCTTGTCCATGTTCGAGTCCTGCGGCAGCTGCTCGCTCAGCATCCTTCGGAGGTTGCTGCTGCCTCCTGGCATGAACGAGTTGCGTCGGTCCCAATACTTAGACAACTGCAGGTCAAACAGTCCCTGGGGTAGGTTCCAGACTACCTGAGTGCATGCCGGCAGCAAGTACTTGTACACCAGCGCAAGATAGCGCTGCCGGCTCCCTTCGTATGTGCGCCAGCTGTACGTTGGTGACGCCCGCTCAGCCTCCTGGTCCCAGTTAGCATCCCCGAGACTCCTTCCCATGGGATTGACGGCCTTGCGGAGTAGAGCTGCCATCGAGCCGTCATGGTCATCGGGGCCGGCTTTGCCTGTGATGCGGACCTGGACCAGATAACGCGACAGAGCGGCCATGAGCGTCGTCAGGGGGCATGTGTGCCAGTTCCGACTAGTGAAGAAATGTCGCTGTTTTTCAGGCAGTAGCAGCAGAGTCTGACCCCACGCTGTCACTGCGTGCTCCTCCTCCCCTCTCTGTGAACACAGCAGTTCATGTAGCCACTTGTGCTCGCCGGCATGCGCGGCCAGGCTGGAAACGCCCACGCGTACCTTGGCCACAATGCCTGGTGGTGGCGGCTTGTACCACTTGTGCAGCTCCGCTGGGAGAGGAACAGTCGGTTTTGGGGCAGAAAAGGTTGGGGGGTGAGGCGTGGGGTGCTCACCAGCTGGCAGCAGAGCGGGATACAGAACCTTCAGGAAGGCGCGCATGCAGCAGGGTTTTGCTGCGTGCAGCCAGTCCATCAGCCTGCGAACGGTAGG